CAGGTACAATCGTTTGTGAATGGATTAAAGTTTACGAATCGTAGGAGTTTAAATGGCTAATACTACTTCGGGAACAGCGACGTTCGACAAAACTTTTGCTATTGATGAGATAGTAGAAGAATCTTTTGAACGTATTGGTTTACAGAATGTTGCTGGTTATCAATTAAAATCTGCAAGAAGATCTTTAAATATATTGCTTCAAGAATGGGGTAATAGAGGTATTCACTATTGGGAAATAGATGAACTTGATATTGATTTAATTGAAGGACAAGCCGAATATAAATTTTTTAGATCAAGCGATGATGGCACAAGTGCTGTGTCAAATCCAAACGGTGTATACGGAATATCCGATGTTCTTGAAGCACAATTAAGATCCAATAGAACACAAACTACGCAGTCTGATAGCCCCATGACAAAAGTTGATAGATCTAATTATGCCGGTTTTTCAAATAAACTTTCTAAAGGCACACCTAATCAATATTTTGTACAAAGATTTATCGATCACGTTAGTATTCAAGTGTATCCAACACCAGATTCTACAAACGGATCTAAGGATATGCACATCTATTACATCAAAAGAATACAAGATGCAGGAGATTATACAAACGCATCTGACGTGCCGTTTAGATTTGTGCCTTGTATGGTATCAGGACTTGCATATTATTTAGCACAAAAGTATCAACCAAACTTAATTCAACCAATGAAATTAGCTTACGAAGACGAGTTTGCTAGAGCTTTGGCTGAGGATGGTTCTGCTTCTAGTACACACATAACACCTAAAACTTATTACCCAGGAGCATAATGTCAAAATACGCAACAGGTAAATATGCAAAAGCAATATCAGATAGATCTGGTTTAGAGTTTCCATACAGAGAAATGGTTAGAGAATGGAATGGATCTTTTGTGCATATATCAGAGTTTGAACCAAAACAACCACAATTAGAACCAAAACCGCAAAGTGCAGATGGTATTGCTTTGAGACATGTTCGAGTTGCAAGAACGGAAAACGATGTAGCATATTCTTTACCAGAAGACGCTTTTGAAAGTTATGAGGCAGGGTCTAGAATTATAAATGTGACTGCGCCGGGACACGGTTTAACAAATGGAACCACTTATAGATTTAGAGGGCAACCTACTACTTCTGCAGGAGGAAATGTTTTTGTATATGCTAATCCAGCGGACTTTGATGGAATTACAGGAACTAATATTGCAAAAGCAGCAGGGTACGCAATAACAACTGGTTTATATGTAAGTGGAGCAAGAAATACTACAGACTATTCTGTAGCTAATTTTTTTCATTTTACAGTTGACACAGATACTGCTACAAAGGGAGAAGTTAAAGGAGGAGGAGTTGGCTGTTCAGTAGGACCAGTCACACTAAGCGCATGATTAAACATATTATTAATATAATTAAAGGTTGGTTCACACCTAAACAAGAGGTAGACCCGCATGAAGAAATGTACTTGAAACCAGAAGAACCAGATGTTCCTGTTTATGAAAACGAACAAGCTGTTTCTAACCGTAAACTAGAAAAGATAAAAAGAAAACATAAAGGATAATAATGGCTGGATTAAGTGCATCAGGATTAAAAACACAAATAAGAAGTTATACTGAAACAGACTCAAATGTTTTAACAGATGCTGTTTTAGAAAATATTATTTTAAATGCACAATATAGAATTTTTAGAGATGTACCTATTGATGCAGATAGAAAACAACAATTAGGTAATTTAGTTGCTGGACAAGAATCTATTAACGCTCCAGCAGGAGCGTTATTTATAAGAGGCATACAAGTTTATGACACTGCAGGATCAGAAACCACAGGAGCTAACAGGTGGTTAGAAAAAAAAGATTATACATACTTACAAGAGTATCAAGATATAACAGGCACATCAGCAGCTCAAGGTCAACCTAAATATTATGCTATGTTTGGTGGAGGCACAGGAGAATCAGACACGACATCTGGACGTATAGCTTTCGCTCCAGTTCCTAATACGACTTATAGATTCAGAGTTCATTTTAATAAAATGCCAGACCTTCTAGAGAATAATGACACTAATTATATTAGTATGAATTTTTCAAATGGGCTTTTATATTGTTGTTTATCAGAGGCATATGGTTATTTAAAAGGCCCAATAGATATGTTGACTTTATATGAAAATAAATATAAACAAGAGGTACAAAAGTTTGCTAACGAGCAAGTTGGTAGAAGACGAAGAGATGACTATACTGATGGCACTGTTCGTATACCAGTAAACTCAGCAAACCCGTAGGAGAATAAGTTATGGCAATTACATCGGCAATATGTTCAAGTTTTAAACAAGAACTTTTACAAGGTAAACACAGTTTTGAATCTTCAGGTGGTCACACTTTTAAAATTGCATTGTTTGATAGTGATGCAACTTTAGGTGCTTCTACAACAGATTATTCAACATCAGAAGAAATTACAAATACATCAGGAACTGCATATACAGCAGGTGGAGCAACTCTAACTAATACTGGAGTTGGTTTAACTGGAACAACTGCATTTACTGATTTTTCTGACGTGACTTACTCATCAGCTTCTTTCACTGCAAATGGTGCATTAATTTACAACACAACAACAAATGGTGGCTCATCTACTACTGATGCTGTTTGTGCAATTGCATTCGGTGGAGATAAAACAGCAAGTAATGGAACTTTTAAAATAGAATTTCCTACAAACGACGCTACAGCAGCAATCATTAGACTAGCATAGGAGGCCGACCATGTCGGTATCTTCAGGATGGGGCCGGTTAACCTGGAATCAGGCTAATTGGAACGAAGCCACAACTTTAAAAACAGGTTGGGGTGCGCAAGCTTGGAGTGATGGTGAATGGGGTGAACTTAAAGATGCCATTGCTCTTCCAACAGGTTTATCTATTACGTCTAGTATTGGGTCAGTTGATATACCTGATCAAATAATTACACCTACAAGTTTTGAAATTACAGCTTCACAAGGAGAAGCTTTTGTCCCTGTTTCAATAGACGACACATTATCTATTACATCTTCTGTTGGTTCAGTATCCGTGGTTGACATGCAGGTAGGATTGACTGGTGTATCAACAACATCAGCAATTGGATCTGTGACAGTCAATGACATGACTATTGGCTTAACAGGCCAAGAGTTTACTGCTAGTCAAGGAACTGCAAAAGCACCAAACGAAACAGCTATACTTTCTGGTTTAGCGATTACATCCGAACAAGGAACTGCACAAGGTGTTTCTTCACAAGAAGCACAATTAACTGGAGTATCATTTAGTGCTAGTATTGGTAGTGTTACAATACCGAATGATGTAGTTCAGCCATCAGGATTACAAATAGAATTTACTCAAGGAACTATTGTAGGATTAGGAAGTGCCGTTGCTACACCTTCTAGTTTAACATTAAACGCTAGTGTTGGAACTTTAGATCCTAATGATATGACTTTAGGATTAACTGGAATTTCTGGCACATTTAGTGTAGGGAGTATTTCACCTGTAGATATGCAGGTTGGATTAGATAGTCTATCTGCAACATTTAGTGTTGGAGCTGTTGATATATTTGCTTATGGTGATGTTGACACTGGCTCAAATACGTCATATAGTAATGTTTCAACGGGTTCGAACGATTCATATTCGGATGTTGCAACTGGATCAAATACAAGTTATAGTGACGCTGCATAGGAGAAAAATATGGCATCAACATACACACCATTAGGTGTAGAACTTCAAGCAACTGGTGAAAACGCAGGAACTTGGGGGACAAAGACTAATACTAATTTACAAATTATTGAACAAATAGCTGGTGGTTATACAACTCAAGCTGTTTCTGATTCAGGAGACACAACATTATCTGTATCAGATGGATCGACTGGTGCAACTCTTTCACATAGAGTTATAGAATTCACAGGATCTCTTACAGCATCTAGAAACGTTACAATACCTTTAGACGTACAAAATTTTTATTTTTTAAAAAATGCAACATCAGGATCTCAAAACGTTGTATTTAAATATGTAACTGGTACAGGTACTTCTGCTACAGTTGCAAGTGGTAAAACTGTAATTGCATATGCAAAAGCAGACGATGGAACTAATCCAAATATTTCTACAATATCATTAGCAAGCGATTTAGTTGATGATACTACACCACAATTAGGTGGTAACTTAGATACTAATTCTTTCATGATAGACTTTGATGATGCTCACGGTATTAGAGATGAAAATGGAAATGAACAATTAATATTTGAAACAACATCATCTGCAGTAAACCATGTTGATATTACAAATGCTGCAACAGGATCAGGACCAGAGATCGGTGCAGTTGGAGATGATTCTAACATTAATTTAGAATTAAGACCAAAAGGAACTGGTGAGATAATGATTGGTACAGGAGCTGCAACAGCAACTCTTACTTCAAGTGGTGCATACGATTTAACTTTAGATACAAATGGTGGAACAAACTCTGGTACTATTACAATTACCGATGGTGCAAATGGAGCAATTACTGCAACACCAAATGGAACTGGTGAAGTAGTTGTTGGTGGTAATACTAATCCAGGTACTCTTGTTCTTAATTGTGAGTCCAACAGTCACGGGATTAAACTACAGTCACCTGCGCATAGCGCATCCCAGAGCTACACATTAAAATTCCCTACTGGAAACGTAACAGCAGGAACATTTTTAAAAGTAAATTCTATAACTGGTTCAGGAACAACAGCAGTTGGTCAATTATCTTTTGCGGCTGCCGGAACTTCTTGGCAAGCAGTAAAAACTTCTACTTTCACAGCAGCAGCTGGTGAAGGTTATTTCGTAAATACAACAAGTAGTGCAATCACTATGAATTTACCGGCAGGAACATTAGGCGATGAAATTGCGTTTATTGATTATGCTGGTACTTTTGATTCTAACACATTTACAGTATCTGCAAATGGTTCAGAAAAAATTCATGGATCAACAGATGATTTAACAATTTCAACAGAAAGAGCAGCAAATACACTTGTCTTCACTGATTCAACACAGGGTTGGTTGCTGAAGAATAACTAATTATGTCTAATTATAAGGATATTGTTGGGACGGCAGTCCGAAATAATGCAGGTAATATACCTACTGCAGAAACAGGACAGGTTTGGTTTGATAGTACAAATGTAGATTTTAAATATTTATTTCCAACTTTAAGCACAGGTTCTTGGAGAACTGGTAACGATTTAAATCAAGCTAAAAGACTTTTAGGTGGTGTTGGTATTCAAACAGCTGCTTTAGCTTTTGCTGGTGACACACCTCCAGCAACTACTAATACAGAATCTTATGATGGAACAAGTTGGACTGAAGTTAATAATTTAAATACCGCTGCAAACAGTGTCTTTGGATTTGGAACATATACATCTGCAATAGGAGCTGGTTTTAATCCAGGTCCTGGAGCTTATACAGGTTCAGAATCTTGGAATGGATCATCTTGGACTGCAGCACCTACTTATAATAGTCCTAGATTTTCTGGAGCTGGTGCTGGAGCTAGTAACACATCTGGTTTAATTTTTGGTGGAACTTCACCTCCAGGAGGTCAAGCAGCTACAAATGAAAGTTTTGATGGAAGTTCTTGGACTGAGGTGGCTGATTTAAACACAGCAAGAACTAATCTTATGGGAGGAGGAACTCAAACTGCAGCTATAGCTGCCACTGGAGATACAGCTCCTGGTAGATCTGCTGTAACAGAAACATGGAACGGATCTGCTTGGACAGAGGTAGGAGACTTAAATAGTTCTAGAAAAAATGCTAAAGGAAATGGCACAACTACATCAGCTTTAGTTTATGGTGGTGAAGGTCCCGCTGCAGCAAGAACGACCAAAACAGAAAGCTGGAACGGATCTTCTTGGACAGAAGTAAATGATTTAGCTACTGGAAGAGAACAATTAGCAGGAGCAGGTGCTAATAATACATCGGGACTAGCTTTTGGTGGAACAACTGGTTCAAACACGGCTGCAACAGAAGAATGGACAGCAAACGCTCCTGTTGGAGCATGGTCCACAGTAAATTCTATAAATACTGCGAGAAGCGGATTAGGGGGAGCAGGAGCTTCTACTTCTGCTGCAATAGTTTTTGGTGGAAATACAGGAAGCGTTAGTGCAGATACTGAATCTTATAATGGAACAAACTGGACTGAAGTAAACAATTTAAACACTGCAAGAGATGCTGTAGCTGGAAATGGAACTGCAACATCGGGATTATGTTATGCTGGATATGTCGCTCCTAATAATCAAGCTGTAACTGAAAGTTGGAATGGAACTAGTTGGACAGAAGTAAATGATATGAACACAGCAAGAAGATCGGTAGGTGGCTGTGGAAGTAGTAATACAAATGCTTTAGTTTTTGGAGGATATACTAGTTCAGATTCAGCTCTTACAGAAACTTGGAATGGTAGTTCTTGGACTGAGGTAGGTGATATGAATCTTGCACGAGAAGTTTCTCAAGGAACAGGAACTAGTAATACAAATGCTATCGGAGCAGGGGGTTTACAAAATGAGGGAGAAGGTTATAGAGCCGAAACAGAAACTTGGAATGGTTCAAGCTGGACTGAAGTTTCTAATTTAAATACAGGTAGAACTTATTTGGCGGGAGCTGGTAGTACTTCATCTGCAATAATTTTTGGTGGTTCAAATGGAAGTGGTATAACTGATAAAACAGAGGATTGGAATGGATCTTCATTTGCAGAAGTTGCAGATTTAAATACTGATAGAAGCACATTAGCTGGAAATATGGGAGATACAACTGCGGCTTTAGCAGCGGGTGGTCAAACACCACCAACTAAATCAGCTGCAGCTGAAGAATGGAATGGAAGTTCAAGTACAATTAAGGTATTAACAGATTAAGGAGGAAACTATGGCAAAAACATATCAATACTGTGTAGCAGAGAACTGGGGCAAAGGTTTTATCGATCACGATGAATCTTGGAGAATCACGTTTAAAGGCTATCCAGCTAATGTTTGGCAAGTTCCTGCATACAACAAACATGCTAATCTTTGGATTGC